ATTAGGTTGGGAAGGAGTTTGGAAAATTGAAGAATAAAGATAAAATGGCAAAGGCCCGAGCGGCCAAGAAACCACCTACATATAAGAATGTCCATGAAGATGTAAAGGCTTTAGATGATGACCATTATTTGTCATTAAAGAAAGTTAAAGAATGGGAAAAGCATAATAAGCTACGAGTGAAAGAATTGAGGCCACTTATTAGAAAGGCATCAGGAAAGGAACAGAGAGTATTAGAAAGGGAATTATTTAATCGTCAGGGGTATCTTAAATATATTGCCACTTATTTAGATACAGCTACATGGTTAGATTTATTTTATGGAAAAGACCAAGAGCATTTAATGAAGTGGAGAACTTTGTCTTTTGCATATGATGAAGAAGGATTTATAAAAGTTTCTAGGGTAGAAAAGCCTTCGGTGGGATAGATTATGATTTTGATTGATTATACGCAAGTTGCTCTTGGTTCATTAATGGTATCATTGAACCGAGGGGAAGAGCTCTCTAAAAATTTAGCACGACATATTACTTTAAATAGTTTAAGGCATTATCGCTCTAAATTTACTGAAGATTATGGCGAGTTGGTGATATGTTGTGACAGTAGAAAGTATTGGCGCCGAGAGTATTTTCCTAACTATAAAGCCAATCGTAAAAAGGATCGTGAGAAATCTGAATATGATTGGAATTTTATTTTTGAAATATTAAATGATATTGAAGATGAATTGAAAGAGTTTTTCCCTTATAAAGTAATTGAAGTTGAAGGTGCAGAGGCGGATGATATCATTGCAACTTTATCCAACTGTGGCGAAGAACAGATTATGATAGTATCGTCCGATAAAGATTTTATCCAATTGCATAGTTTTTTGGTGGAACAGTATAGTCCACTTACTAAAAAGTTGGTTAATAATAATGACCCTAAACAATATTTAAAAGAACATATTATTAAAGGTGATCGTAGTGATGGTATTCCTAATGTACTATCAGCTGATGATACCTTTATATCTGAAAAAAGACAAAAGCCCATTCGTAAAACTCTTATTGCCGAATTGACAGAGCAGATGGGTAAATATGAACCGGAAGATTTATATAACTTAGCTAAATGCCCTAAGGATACTTGGGTTCGTAATTGGCATCGCAACGAAACTTTAATTGACTTAAATAAAATTCCTACTACTATTTGTCAAAATATTTTAAAAGAATTTGATACTATAGAAGTAGGTAGACGAGATAAACTATTTAATTATTTTATCGAAAACAAATTGACTAATTTATTAGATAATATTGGAGATTATTAAAATGGAAGAAACTTATAGGCCGTTGTTACATGAAATTTTTATTAAGGTTAACAATGCAAAAGACAAAGCAAGAAAGGTTGCTGTATTAAAGAAATATGAAACTGATGGATTAAGGAAACTTCTTAAAGCAGCCTTTGATCCTAGCATTAAATGGTTACTACCATCCGGAACAGTTCCATATATAGCTAATGAAGTTCCAGAGGGTACTGACCACTCTAGGCTAGAAACGGAATCACGAACATTAAATAATTTTGTTTCTATGGAAGTAGACGGAAAAACTTATGTTGGTAATCCAAAATTGAATAATATGAAACGCGAAATGTTATTTATCCAATTACTTGAAGGTTTGTGTGTAGGTGAAGCCGAAGTTTTACTAGCAGCTAAGGACAAGAATCTCTATAAGAAATATAAAGGTCTTAATAGTAATAATGTCCGAGCGGCATTTGGTTGGGATGAAAACTTTATGAAACCTGGCGTTAAAAAAGTAGCATAATGGCCGAAGGCAGATGGGCAGATTGGCAAGTCCGACAGATTGCCGAGAATTTGGCTGAGAAGTGTCCTAAACGAGATTGGTTTGAAGGCGATGGCCTAGGTAATAAAGGTTATTTAACTTCTCTCAAGAGCTGGTCACATATTACTGCAAGACAATTATTTTCAATGGAGCTAGAAGAACGCCAGCTGATAATTTTTATACATCATTTAGGAATAGAACACGTTGGAGTTGAAACTTTTGATCCCCAAGATAAAGGTGTAGAGAGTGATTTTAAGCCTAATGAGGGATATAATGCCAACATATAGAATGATTAATCCTGAAACAAGTATTGTTGAGGATATTAGGTGTTCAATTGCTGATATGGAAGTTTTGAAATTAGATGGATGGGTAATGGTATATACACCATCTAAAATTATCTCTGGAGTATCTACAAGCGGTCAAGGTGGAGGAAATAAAACTTCAGACGAATGGAAAGACACCCTTAGACAAATTAAGAGAAATAACCCAGGATCTAATATTGATATTTAATAAATATTCTTGAGTAAAGAATCCTCTTTACTATTCACAGGAGTATTGCTTTGAGCAAAAAACGCAAGATGTATATTACCCACAAGTCCTTATTAAACATTAAACCTCTTACCGACAATCAAAAGAAGTTGGTAAAGGCTTATGGAGAAGAAAAGAATATTTTTGCTTCTGGAGTTGCGGGTAGTGGTAAGACATTTTTGTTATTGTATCTAGCATTACAGGAATCATTAAATAAAACTACACCCTATGATAGGGTGATTATCATTCGTAGTTTATTACCATCGCGTGATATTGGTTTCTTGCCCGGAACTATTGAAGAAAAATCTGATTTATACCAAGACCCATATCGTGTTTTGGTTAGATGGATGTTTGAAATGTCTGGAGATATAGAGTTCGCCCAATTATATGATAAATTGGTCGCACAAGGTTCTTTAGAGTTTATATCAACATCATTCCTGCGAGGACAGACTTTTGATAATAGTATTATCATTGTGGATGAATTTCAGAATATGTTGTTCCATGAACTTGATACTTTGATTACACGGGTAGGACAAAAAAGTAAAGTGATGTTTGCTGGTGACGCAGCGCAGACAGATATGAAAAGGAGTAATGGCGATAGAGATGGTATGTTAAAGTTCCAATCTATTTTAAAAACTATGAAAGAATTTGAATGTATTGAATTTGATTATGGCGACATTATTCGTAGTGGATTGGTCCGTTCGTACTTAATTGCGAAAGCAAATTTAGGAGAGGACTACTCTTGACATTAACTTAAAAAGGTGATATTATTATATTATGAATACTCAAATTGAAAATACTTTTAAGTTTCCGGAACTGCAAGTACATAACATTGCAGGCCTCCGGTTTTATGAAACTCCGGATGGGTTGAAATATCCTTCCATAACTACCGTGTTGTCTAAACAACCTGGTAAAGAAAAGGGACTCCAACAATGGCGTGAACGCGTCGGAGTAAAGCAAGCTGCTATTATTTCTGGTAAAGCAGCCAGGCGAGGATCGGCTTTCCATTATATAGTGGAAGATTATTTAAACAATTCTCACAGTCTTACCGAAATACAATCCCGCGATCATAAGGAAAAGAACTTTTTAGCCTGGTGTATGTTTGGTGAAATGAAATCTTACTTAGATGAAAAGATAGGTAAGATTATGTTACAAGAACAGACTATGTATTCGGACAAATATAAGGTAGCAGGACGCTGTGACTTCATTGGTGTGTATAACGACACATTGGCGGTGGTTGACTTTAAGACAACTACAACCCCAAAGAAGGAGGAATGGATAGAAGATTATTTTATTCAATGTGCAGCGTATGCTTCTATGTATGAGGAGAATACAAAGGTAGGTATTGACAATATTGTTATTATGATGGTAGCAGAAGATGGTCGAGTTGATATCTACGAAAAGAAAACTGCTGATTATTTGGATAAGCTTGAAGTTGTGATGGAAAGTTTTTACGATAATTTAGATTTATAAATAATTGTGTGAAAGATACTGATGACGATATGTTAGTAGACGGATCGGACGCGGGTGCGAATCCCGCCATCTCCACCAAAAATACTCTTGTGGGCAGAAATGTCCATGGGCAGATTGAAAGAGTGCCTGAATGGTACTATACTCCAAATGAATGGTCTAGAAGCATTTGTTGGGGTGAAGTGCCAGACGAGAGAAACACATTGTTTAAAGTGGAACTGGATAGGCTTGAAAAAGATATTGAAAACTATCCAGAGAATTTAAAACCACAAACTATACAATGGGGCCGAATTTTAGAGTTACGCAGAAAATTGGGGATGACTAGTATCGACGGACGGAACGAAAAGATATCCGAGGAATCTGACACTTAAAGTAACCGCAAATGACGATTACTACTACGGAGAATATGCGCTAGCAGCGTAATAACTTCGCGGGGAGTCGCCTCTTCCTTGTTACCAAAAAGGGGCATTTTATTTTTGAGATTTTTATTATGGCAACTAAAATTACACCTAAAAAATTTACAATCATTATAGAAGATTTGGTTAGGACTAAACGCCTGACCCATCTAGAAGCTATAATGTATTATTGTGAACAGAATGGTTTGGAAGCACATACTTGCACTCGTTGGATGGACAAGGCGATGAAAGAAAAGATACAGTATGATGCTGAAGAATTGAATTACTTACCAAAAACCAGCTCGTTACCTCTGTGAGTTATATGGACTCATTTGAAGCTTATCAGCATTATCTAGCCCTCAAACTTCATTTTGGAGGCGAGTATGATTACTACAAGTATAATGCTAAAACTAATGCTTCACTTCAGGCTTTTGAGAAACGCAAAGACAAATATCAGTTTGTCCGTTTATCCACCAAACTATCAGACCCAGAAATTTTAGAATATTATTTGGCTAATTTTATTCGTGGTGTTGAGTGGATTGGAGACTTCAATAAAAAGAATTGGACAGCCCACAAAAAGATAAATCAAAGTTTAGAGTATGTTTATAGCAATGATTTGGAAAAACTCTTGACACCAGCTGAAAATTTTGATATACTATTTAATAGTACTGAAGGAAAACACCCAAGAATAGTAAAGTCATTTTTAGGAAATAAAATAACATTAGAAACTTTAGTGATACTAGAAAGGTTATTACGATTCCGGGAAGTGTTTGACATTAAGATACAAGAAAAATTTGTGTGGCCTGAGTTGAGTAAATTGATACAAAACTATGAGCCATTTTTAAAAGTACCAGCTAATAAATTTAGGTTGATTACATTAGATAAAGTGAAGGAGCTTACTGATTATGAATGAACAGGTAAAAGAAAAAGAATCCTATATTGATGAGGCAAAGCGAAGAATTGCCCATTTGTCTTATAAATTGGAACAGTCAGAGAAAAGAGTCCGTAAGTTGGAGTTTGATAATGCTGAACTTACACGATGGGCTGATGATATTTGTTTGCCCAGATTACAAGAATTGTCTGATGATCTTGTTTCACGTTACAACCAAAAGAAGTATCGTAAGCGTAATTGGAAAGATGAATTGAACCAAGTAAGAGAGGATAGGAGATAAAAGTCCACCTCTTTTGTTGTGAAGAAACCAAAAACACAACCTAAACTGTATCGTAGAGGTAAGAAGTTAAACCTAAAACATACAGAAACAGGTAAAATAATTCCCATTACTGTAGTTATGCACGATTCTCGCCAAGGAATTTTAACAAGCGAGTATGAGTGGATTAGAATTACAGATGCCAAAGAATGGGGTTGGGAAGGTCCGTATTACGAAATAGTCTAAATAGGAGTATGACTTATATAGAGTATGTACTAAACAGAATTTTTGTGATGAAAAGAGAAAGTGAAAAAATAAGAATCTCATCTGGAATTCAAGATTCCAGAAATACTATTGCTCCATTTTTTGATAGACCTAAATTACGAATAGTTAAGACAGAAATGGATGATGAGCTAGAGGAAGGAAGACAGAAATATTTTGATTATTGGAAACCATAAGTGGAAGATAGATTAAAATTTACTGATGATGAATGGTCCCGCCTTATGTGGGCCACTAATCATTTGGAAGTAGAAAGAATTTATAAAGAGGCATATGCTAGACGTATTGCTGAAGGGTATCCCCGTGAAAGTTTTGACCGCTTACAAGAAGTAGAAAATTATATTATAGGTAAAGATTATGAAGGTGATGAAGGCACTAGGTAGCGCCGCCCTAGTTATTACATTTATTACAGGCGTTTGGTTAATTGATGACAGATATGTGGATGCTAAAGAACAGCAGACCATGAAACAACAAATCTATCTCAGAATAGATACATATGAATATCGTGAATTGACAAAACAATATTATGAACTCAAAAAGCTTGTGAGAGAAAACCCTGACAGTGAAGAACTGGTAGAGCAGTTAGAAGAAGTTAAACTGGAACGGGCTGAACTCAAAGAAAGAATTGATAATATGTTAGATAATGGAGAGTAATATGATGACTAAATGGGTTATTACTACAGTTGAATTGGTAAAGAGAGTTAATATTGTTGATGCTTATACAAAGATAGATGCATATGATAAACTCTGTGATTTAGGTTCAGAAAGGGATGTGCAGGCTGTTGAAGTAGAAGTGATAGGTGACCATATCATACATGAAGAAACAATAAATGAGTATGAATATAATAAAGATTGGAAACCACAACCCGACTATAATGAAGGGGCAGATTACCACTTACAAGGACCAGAGTGTATAGATGTGTCTGCTGGGGACGGTCCACACCAAGATGATTGGATTGATAGTATACATGATGGTTCTGTTACCGTATTGGATACTGTCAGTCTGAAATACTAATCATGGAAGTTACCTTTTTAGACAAGCTGGGCACTGACCTATCTGTTGTTGATGCCGCAAGAGTTTCTTTTGGTAATAAATCACAATGGCAAAAACATATACCTGCTCAGGGTATCTATGAGTTGTCTGATAAAGATAAGAAACTAATCAAATATCTTGCCAAGCATAATCATTGGTCTCCATTTGCACATACCTCAATCCAAATACGAGTCAAGGCACCTATCTTTGTTGCCAGACAGTTGGTGAAGCACCAAGTGGGCTTATGCTGGAACGAGGTAAGCCGCCGTTATGTTGACAGTGAGCCTGAGTTTTATTTCCCTGAGGTATGGCGAGGCCGACCAACAGATAAGAAGCAAGGCAGTAGTGATGAAGTTATTGTGTGGGTTGATAGGGAGGAACGAGCTGGCACGGCCCTGAGAAGGGTTTGTAGAGATGCTGTACAATCATACAATAAAATGATTGAGGCCGGTGTGACGCCAGAACAAGCAAGAATGATATTGCCACAGAACACCTATACAGAATGGGTGTGGACAGGAAGTGTATTGGCATTTGCTAGAATTTGTAATCTACGATGTAAAGCCGATGCTCAGAAAGAAACACAAGAAGTGGCATGGCAGATTGATGAGATTGTTAGAGAGAATTTTCCTGTTTCTTGGAATGAATTGAGGGAAGAATAATGCCGTTATTTGATTATTTGTGTTCTAGTTGTGGCCATGAAATTATTGATGTACTACAGCTGAAAGATACAGCAACATTGACATTTTGTCCAGAGTGTTGCGAACCAACATTGGGAAAGAAGCCAGGTGCTCCGAATTTTCATCTTAAAGGTGAAGGTTTCTACAAATCCAGTCCAACCAAGCCGGAAGATGAATCGACAGAATAAAGTTATTCTTCTCGGTAATGGTGAAAGTAGGTCGGGTTTAGACCTTGATAAGCTTAAAGAGAAGTGTATTGTATGGGGTGCTAATGCCCTTTACCGTGACTGGACTCCAGACCGATTAGTGTGTACTGATATTGAAATGGGGTTTGAGGTGTATAATTCTGGCTATTGTTTAGATAATGTGACATATTTTAGGGATTGGGCCAGGTTGCCTGTTGAAGCTTATAATTTCTTGGTAAGACCCAGTGACATAACTAGAGAAACCTTAGATAATATCCAAGATTTTATCCATGAAAGTCCTAGGCCTGCGGGTTGGGATGAGTTTACCTTGAGTGGTATGGACTTAGATAAAATGTTAAAAATTCGCGAAGATTATCTGAAAAGATGGCCTGATACAAAACTGGAAGACATAAATAGTGTATTAGGTGAAAACCGAGCGGGTTTATGGATTACTTGGTGTGCACCTAAAGATAAAGTATTATCGGCAAGAACACTACCAGGAGGAAGTGATTATGGATTCTCATCCGGCCCATTATCGAATGTTCTTGCATCACATTTCGACAATCCAAACGAAGTTTATTTAGTCGGACACGACTTATACTCAGAAACAGGAGAAAACGTAAACAATATATACAAAGGAACTACTTGTTATA